CTCGGTGGTGGTGTCGAAGATCTTTTAGTCAATCGATTGCGAGTTGCCCAGTATGAGATTCCAAGCCGAGCTAGTGACAGGACCGACAGCGGAACCGCTGACGCTAGCGGAAGCGAAGAAGCAACTGGAGATCGCGTCGAGCGACAGCACGCACGACGTTCAACTTCAAAGCGCGATCGCTGAGGCTCGCCAGCAATGGGAGCATGACACTGATTCGGCATGCTGCTTTCAAACCTGGAAGGTCCGCTTCCGCTACATCACCGACCGACTCGCCTTACCCAAGCGTCCCATCCACTCGATCACTTCGATCAAGTACTACGACGGTGCCAACAACCTGACCACCTGGAACGCATCGCAGTACCAGCTCCACATCAACGAGATCCGCTACGCGTACCAAATCACGTTGCCAGCCGTCGCCGACCGATGGGATGCGTGGGAGGTAACCTACAAACTCGGCTACTCCCAGGACGCAACCAGCGTTCCGGCGATTGCCAAACGTGCCATGCTGCTCCTCGTCGGTCATTACTTCGAAAACCGCGACATGCTCGTCAACGAGTCCACCTACAACCGCAAAGTTTACGAAGACCTCGTCCTTCGCTACGCCAGGAGCACCTACCCATAATGCCTGGTCGTCCATCCTCCTTCGCCGTCGGATCCATGCGTCAGCGTTGCACCATCAAAACGCCGACCGAGACCCTCGACGCCGCAGGCCAACCAGTCGTTACCTGGTCCACGTTCCTTGAAAACGAGCCGTGCCAGTTTGTACCGACCGGCGGCACCGAGTCCATGCGAGGTCGCCAATACACCGACGGCACGCGAGCCGTGTTCCGAGTCCGCTACCGTGCTGGCTACTCGCCATTGCAAAAGATCACCTACAACGGCACCGACTACGGCATCACCTACGTCAACGACGTCGATGGTCTCCGTCGCTACATCGAACTGGTGTGTACCTCATGAGCATCAAAATCGACTTTACTTTCGACGAAAAGCAGATTGAGCAACTCATGCGGATCCCTGAGCTGCTGCGTCTTGGTCCAGCCGAGCGTTGTCTCAAGGCGATGGCCAAACCGATCACCGAGCGAGCCAAGGCACTGGCACCGTCAAGCCGCGTCACGGGCACACGCAAAAAGTGGTCGGCCAAATTCAACAAGGATGCCAAGTGGCAGATTGATTCCGGCAAGCAGATGGGCATCAAAACCATTCGCCACAACAACGGTGCTCGCGTCTATATCGGTGCCAAGTGGCCCAAGGGGAACAAGCAACAATTCGACGCATCACCCAAAGGGCGTCGCCACATTTTGTGGGGCCGCGATACTGGCCGGCTCCGACCGCGAGACAATCCGCACTTCCTCCAAAAAGCCTACGACGAAACCAAGTCGCAACAACTCAAAGCGTTCCAAGACCAACTCGCCATCGAAATCAAGGAGCTCCGCCTTGGCTAAGAATCTACGACTTTCCGACACTGTCACGATTGCATCCTCGGGCACCGTTTCGACGACGCTCACGCTTGAGAACAACCGTATACCGCTGGCGATCGTTTTGCCTGCGGCACTTAGCGGCACCTCGATCAAGTTCCAGGCCAGCGCCGACAACGCCACCTTTGCGCCTGTTTACTACGAATCGACCGAAATCAATATCGGCGTCGGCACCTCGCGTCACGTTGCACTCAATCGCGATCAATTCGAAGCGGTCAAGTACCTTAAGCTCGTTTCGACCAGCACCGAAACCGCGGCTCGCACAATCACCGTTATCAGTGGGGAATAGATGAGTGCCATTGGCGAAGCGTTCCGAACCAAGCTGCTTTCCTATGCGACCGTCTCTGCGATCGTCGGGCAACGCATGTACCCAGACGCATTGGTTCAACGCGCCACGCTACCAGCCATCATCTACTACACCGTCAGCACCCAACGCGAGCACAGCATTGCAGGTCTGCAAAAGCTTGCTCACGCACGAATCCAACTCGACTGCTACGCAACGACCCGCACCGCAGCATCGGCCTTATCGAAAGCGATCCGCGAAACCGGAATCGATGCCTATCGAGGAGTCACCTCCAGTCACACCTTCTGTGGAGTCGAGTTCGATTCCGGCGACGAGTATTTGCAGGAACCGCCCGACGACGGCAACCAAGAACATCGGTACATCGTTTCGTTTGATTGTTTGGTCCATTACAAGGAGCCCTAAACCATGCCAGTTCTCACCATTCCGGATACAGGCCTTGGCACCACGCTAGTCGCAAGTGGCATCGCGCCAACTTTTGTCAAGCGAATCAGCCCAGTCAAGTTTTCTGTCGGAGAAATTGAAACAACGCATCTCGGCACAGACAATTTTAAAACTCGAAGGCCATCGGACATAAGAGAATTTATGGAGGTGGAAATCGAGTTCTACTGGACTGGGGCAGGAATACCGGTCGGAGCCGTGATGATCCCGACGGCAGAACCTTACGCCGGCGTGACCGCGACGATCACGTTCGCTGGAACAGCTGCCACGACCGGCGCTGGCGCGATCTCTGGAACCGTGTTTGTCAAAGAGGTGGACACGCCGAACTGCGCGCAGGGCGAGGTGATGATGGGCCGCATGGTGCTGGCTTATGACGGCTATACCGAACCGGCCTTCACAGCGGCCACATGATGACACCAGCTCAAAGCGGCGTTGAACTCAAACCTCACCTTGCCATGACTGTTCGCGGTACATGGCGAGATGAGCAGCAATGGCAAATCTATTGGCATGGTCGCCTTATTGGTTACCTGCCTTACGCGCCTGGTTCGCAAATCCTGCCGATTTATCGATTCCCCTACGCCGAGGTCCAAGCCGTCGTGGCTGGATGCGAGGCCGAGCGTGAGCGACTCGAAAATCCTGGCAAGGTTCGCAAGCCCATGGAGACACTCAAGGCAGTCGAGGAAATCCTTGACGCTCAACTCTTAGAAGAGAAGGAAGACGATGAATCGGAATGATTTTTTGGCCATGCTCGAACGGCCTCTTCGCGAAACGGTCGTCACGATCGACGGATCGAATTACCGTCTTCGCGAAATGACCGAAGAGCAGGGAACCGAGTACGAGCTCGGCCTGCAAGACAAGAAGGGCAACGTCAACTACGCAACGGCTCGCCGTGCACTCATCGCCATGATGCTCATTGATGACGAGGGCAACCGCATGGTGACGCACGAGTCCGAGTTGCGGCGACTCCCTCGCAGCATCGCGGGCAAACTGTTTGATGAGTGCCAGCGACTGAATCGCTACGAAACCGGCGAGGTCAAGGAACTCGTAAAAAACTCCGACGGAGCCGACGACTAAGGCTTGCCGGTCGTCTGGCTCTGCAATGGGGCATTGTCGATGTGCGTTCTTGGTTGGCGTCCATGCCGATCGGAACCTTGGACTTTTGGGAAGCGTTCGACGCCGTCGAGCCGATCGGCGGCCAATGGGAGCAATCAGCCATGATCGCGCACCAAATCGCAATCAAAACCTTCTGCGACGCAGGCCAAAAGCCGCCCGAGTGGGATCAATTCATGCCACCCAGGTACCAGCCCCCCAAGGAAGCCAAGATCGAAATTCCGACCCGCGAAGATGCGGCCAACCAGTTCCGTGCACTCGTGGCAGCCTTTGGGCTAACGGAGGTCGTCGATGGCAACCACGATTAACGCGGCGAACATCTCGGCGTCCTTCGACATCACCAAGCTTAAGGAGGGGATGAACGCCACGCGTGCCGAGATCAACAAGCTCGGCAGCATCCTGCGGGCCGCTGAGCCCGAGGTGAATAAGGTTCAACGCGAAATCGAGCTTCTGGAAAAGGCGTACAAGGCCGGAGCCATTTCGGCCGACCAATTCCGGAACGCAGTCCGACACCTCAACAGCCAACTCAAAGAACAGGGATCGCTCAGCAAGGGCATTCAATTTGGCCGGAACCAGCTCGGCAACATGGCTGGCGGCATGCTCGCTGGCTTTGGTGTCGGTGCTGCCGCCAACACCGCTCGCTCCGCTGTCGAGGAAATGGACGCTGTCGGCGACGCTGCGGCCAAAGCAGGCGTTTCGTTCTCCGAACTGATCACCCTGGAGCGAACCCTCAGTGAGGTCGGCGGCGTCGAGATCGGTCAGGTCCGCAGTGCCATTGGCAAGATGATGATCAACCTCGCCAACGCACGCGACAAGGGGGGCGAGCTATCCGAGTCCCTCCAGGCCATCGGCCTCAACGCGGGACAGCTCGCGAACATGGACGCCGTCACTGCCTTCGGTCTGATTGCCGAGCACACACAGCGCATCGAAGGCCACGCCAACAAGATGCAGTTTGCGACGCAGCTTTTCGGCAAGGCGGGCGTCGAAATGGTACCAGCCTTTGATGTGACGCGTGCCAACCTCGCTGACATGGAGGGACATCTCAAACAGATGAATCTTCTCCTCAGTGACGAGCAAGCTGCCAACGTCGGCGCAATGGCGGACGAGATGCAACGGATGCGAGACATGACCACGGGCATCGGCCTGGATCTTGCCAGCGCATTCGGACCAGGAATCCGAAACATCATGGGCGACCTGAAGAGCGTCGTCGGCATGTTCCGTGACATCCGAGACGCAATTCAAGGCACTCCTCAATTCCAACCCATCGCCGACCCAGACGCCGAGGCTGCCCGCCGCGTCGCCGCCATCCAAGCCGAACGCGCCAAGAAAACCGAGGAGGCGTTCGACAAAGCACGCGAACTCAACAAGGAGCTTGGTTGGACCAAGGACATCGAAAAATTTATCGAAGACATCAAGTCGGTCCAGGGTCCGGGCCAGCGCATGCTCGACGCTCAGGGGCTGGTAAGCGTCCTCGAAAACGTCCAGCAGTTTCGCGAGGACAAGCAACGTGCCAACGACGAGTTCGCCGCCCAGATCTTTGCCGACGAGCTTGAGGCAACCATGCAACTTTTCGAGGACGGTTTACGCAGCATCGAGAAAGAACGCGCCGCCAACGAGGCCGACATCATGAAGCAGTCCGACCAAATGCAACGCGAACTCGACCGCGAATCGCAACGCAAGATCGGTGAGGCTGACACCAACTTGGCTCCCGCCGTCCGGGCTGGCACCGTCGAGGCGTACAAGATGATGAACAAACAAAACGAGGATCGCCGCCACCGTGCCGAGCACATGTCCAAACTCGACGCCATGCGTGACGAGCTTCGGAAATTCAACGAGCGAAACACAGTCGTTTTGAGCAAGAGGCGATAAATGGCACTTCGAATTGTCGGCGAAATGCGACGCGGATCCGCAACCCTCAGGTCTCAGGGGGACGCGGGCCTGACTTACGGCTTCAACGGGACACTGCTTGTCCACTCCGACGACAAGACAACAAGCCGCGAAGAGGTCTTCGCCTTTACCCCAGGCCTGCCGACCATTGGCCTAGCCTACGGGCCGTTTGCCGCCGTCTGCGTGTCAATGACTGCGACTCGCCAGGAATCCAATCCGCACTATTGGGAGGTCGAGTGCGAGTTCGAAACCCGCGAACGCCAACGGCAGGACTCGAAAAACCCATCTCCCGACCCAACCACCTGGATCCCCATTTTTCGAGTCGATTCGTTCATCACGAAAGAGCGAGTCATCACCAAGGACAAGAGCACACCAGCCAAGGAGATTGTCAACTCCGCGGGCCAGGTCTTCGAAGAGCCGCTCACCGAAACCACCACGCTCGCTCAGTTTTCATTCACGCAATTCGAAGATCCAACGCAATCGCTGTTGGCCTTGATGGAACGCAACGATACGGTCAACACGTCGGCGTTCAACGGCTTCGCTGCTCGCACCCTCCTGCTCTACGTCACCGCAGCGGAGCTCGGCATGTACAACGGGTTTTCCGCTTGGAAGGTCAACTACCAGGTCACCTTCGACCCGATTACCCATGACGTCAAACTGCTGGACGTTGGGACTAGCTACAAAGACAGCGGCAACTTGAAGTCCTACATGGACGACACCAACAGCTACCGCATCCTCGGCAACCTCAACGGCTCCGGGGCCAAGGCTTCGGTGCCTGCTGTGCTGACGTTCAAGATCAAAACCGAACTCGACTTTGCTACCTTCATTCGGACTTAATTATGCCCGAGCCCGCAAACGACGAGATCTTTGGCTTTAACGCAGCCGATGCCGACCAGATCATCCGCATGATCGGCGGCACGTCGTCGGCCGGCGGCGTCTCCCAGGATAACTACGACGCCACCAAGCTTTTGATTGCCATCGCCACTACTGGCGTTCCCGCCCGCAACGGCACCACGCTGGGCAAGGCCGCGGTTGCCGTCAAGCATCTCGACATTTCCGGTGCTAATCGCGTCATCGCCGACAGTGGCTTCAACGTCGATGCCTACAACCTGGCCGCCACCGCGGTGGCAACCGGAGCTTACGTCATGCTTCTGCGGCTCGGTGACGTGCACGTCGTAGTCTGGGAGGAGTGTCCAGAATGAAACGCAAGCACATGCCGGGATGCTATTGCTGCCAGGGCGTTCCTGGCGATTGCGACACTTTGGATTGTTGCAGTGCAGAAGAAGAGTTTCCGGAGATCAGCGTTCCAAACATTAACTGGACGCAAGTATCCCGAACCGTCAGTACCGATTGTTGCTGCGTAACAGAGATTTACAACTACAACGATCCAGATCCAGTCGCTCAATGCTGTGAATCGCCAGGATCGTACAACTATCTACACGAAGCCGTCCGAAGTGATTACGGTTTTCAAATAAGCCAAGCCCTGATTAATTTCCAAACGCAATGCGGAGGCGATCCAAAATGCATGGATTTTTTTGGCGTGGATTGTTGTTTGCCACAACCGACAAAAATATGCGACACGTCTTTTGAATTTGAGCATGATTTCCAATACTGGTTCCAAGCACGCATTTACTACAGCACACTTGAAATCATGTATGGCAAGCAGCTTGTCCAATGCGAAACGGACGAAGAACCTGTGTGCAGGTATTACGTCAAGGTTAATTTGCGCGGTCGCTACGAGGCATTTATCACATGCCAACAAACGACGCGACGCAAAAGAGAAGTCACCTATCTTCACCCATGCTTCGAATATGTTGGGCAAACGGATATTGGTAAATGCACAGACGACGACGGAATCCTCATAGCTGACCAAGCAAACATCTGCAATGATCCTCGTGGTATTCGCAATTCGCAATGCGACTTTGAAAAAACATGCGTCACTTGCGTCGATCCTTATCCATGTGACGATCCTGATACTTGGCCAGCAAACGCTTCTGGTCCTTGCAGTGCCGCGAGCAATCAACAGGATACAACTCCTTCTGGTTGTTGGAGTCAGGCAGCCCCGTTTTGCGTTCAGTACATCAAATGGTTCGACGAACAACCAGCCTCGGGGCAATTAACATTTGGAGACGCCGACGTCTATGCAACCGGAGATCCATGCCCTCTCCCCTTGTGCAATATTGGCTGTCCGCCTCAAGGTTCGCAAAACTCAATCACGATTTTTAGCGGAACACCGGACGCTCCGTGGTGGTATGACAATCCGCCGACGATAGAAACAACAAATGCAACCGTCAACGTCGAGTACAGCGTATGCATGGCGAATTGGAGATGCGGAGACTATTCAAATTATCTTGCGGGTTCAATTACCAGTTGCTGCGAAGGAGGGGTTACTGCTGTTCGCAGCTGCCCTCCAATCACATGCAGCGGAACATCCATCAGCTACTCAAGCCAGCAACCAATCGATTGCGTTGAGCCAACCGACGATCCAGACCGATGCAGGCTTACTGCCGTTTATCAATTTCCTTCCCCTAAATGCGGCATGCAGGAAGGCATTTTTGGAGATTGCAATCCGGTTGCAACGCTGGACCCGTTGTCGGCACTGAGTTGCCCAAGCGGAGCAAACCCTTCGTATTTCCCACCATGCATTCAAAGTATCTGCGGTACATCGGATCCATGCGCAAGCTCAGATTGTTGTTTTAGTTGGAGCTGCGAATGCTTCTGCAGTTGCATTAACAGGTTTTCACTCGCTGGTATTTATTATGCAACGAACACGTATGACATCACCGTCTCTGGAGGGTGGGTCGAAAAGCAATGCGTTTACGACATTCCAGATATTACTATTGAGTTGACGTTTTAAGACATGGAATTTCGCCTCATCAATCACAACGGAACAGCAAAGCCCAATTCTGATTTGCGGCGATCCGAAAAAAACGTCGTTGACCTTGGCCGGGTGCATGTCCGCCCGCCACATCAGGATGTCATTGGACGCAACGCTTGGAGGATCTTGCATCAACAACCGATGTATTCCGAAAAGTGGTTTGCCAATTGGAAGCATTACATTCCTGCGGGTTGCTCTTGTCGCAAGGATTCAGAGAACATCCTCGCTCAATG